CCAGTGGATTCAGCGATACGGCATCATGTTTCGCCATGCGAAAGGGTTGCTCACCGAATGGCGTGAACCGGCGAGATTCGTTGGCTACGACATCGGAGAGCGGGCCGTCGGACGGTGGCACGGGTGGAAGGAATACACGCTCGCCACCAATGAGCGGATCACGCCGGACTGGCTGATTTGGGACGGAGGGTCATTCCAGTGTTACACGCCGCCAAACGAACACAACACCGATTATACCGTGCAGGGCTGCGCGGCCGAAATCGGGAATTATCTACGGCAGTTGGATAAGGCGAGGAATATCAATCCTGATTTTTACTGCGATATGTCATTCTGGGACGGCAACACGTCGTGGAACCCTTCGATGCCGCTTGACCCTGAAAACGCCGAGGGGTCGAAAGCCTGTCAATACGCGCAACTCGGTCAAACCTGGAACGACCTCAGATATGAGGGTTGGCTGCAACTGATGATGTGGCTCTTGCGACCCCAATCCATCCGAGAATTCCGCTGGTGGAACGATCCGGTCGCGCCGTGGCAACCGTATTTGGAGCGGTCCATCAGGTGTGTCGAGCGAGTCCACGACAGCCCGGTTCTGAGCCGATTCTGGAAGCACGGCACGCTGCGATATTCGCAACTTTGTCACCCATACAACAAACACGTATCCAGCCTGCACGCTGGATTCTGGCCGTGCCAACACGCAAGCACGAATCCAACCGGCGGATGGTCGCTTCGCACTCCACTGCCCGTCTGGGCGACAACCCTGGAACACCAAGGCGAATACCTCCTTTACGCTCACGCCCCGCTCGGCGACGAACACGACGTTCGCATCGAGGTTCCCAACCTGGACGGCGTGGACGTGCCGGTGGTTCCGCGCGAGGGGGCGTTTTGGCATGTTCGGCCGCTGGCCGTGGATAGGATTGGATAAAACCAGAGAGATCAAATGGCACTATCACCAGAAGAGAAATCCAAACGCAGGCGAGAACGGATGATTCAAAAGGCAAAGGAATACACGCCGACAACATACATTCGTAAATTTGTAGCGCCGGAATTTCAACGCATGATTCGCGCCGAGTACGGGGCGAGAACAACCGGATTTACTACCGCTGTCAAAAACGGTCAAATCGTCGAAGTGCTGCGAATGCTCGGAGAGTGCGTCTGTGTCACCTGCGGCACGGTCTATCCGTGGTCTGGCGAACGATACGGCGGCGCCCTCGATACCGGCCATTTCATTGGCTCGCGACGCAATGCCATCCTGTTCGAAGAAGATAACGTCGCCCCTCAATGCGTGTCGTGTAATCGGTATCACGGAGGAAGACCGTCCGAGTATCGCGTTTGGATGGAATGCGTTTATGGAATCGAGACCATAGAACGACTAGAGCGGCTTCGGAATGAAACACGCCGATTCACACGAGAGGAACTCGTCGAAATGCGAATCACACACAAAAACAGGCTGGATACAGCCATTGAGCGAATGGGATGAAACGCATGACACGCAAACAACGCTGCGGAACATGCAAACACTGGCGGCCGGACGTCGAACACCCACAGGGTAACGATTACGGCCGATGTGCCGATCCGGACCCGTGTATTAAGTGGGACGACGAGACGCACGCCTGGCAGTCGTGCGAGCATTGGGAGGAGAAGAAGTGAAGCACCACGTATCATTCTCGGGCGGCAAGGACTCAACCGCAATGTTGCTACGAATGCTCGAAGATGACATGCCGGTAGACGATATTGTGTTCTTTGATACCGGGTGGGAATTCCCTGCGATGCTTGAGCATATCGAGCGGGTCGAGGAGTACACCGGCCGCACCGTAACGCGACTGACACCGAAGTACCCGTTTGCTTACTGGATGCTTAAACGGCCTATCGTAGCTCGTAGCGGCGAGAGGAAAGGCGAAGTCCACCGCCACGGGAACGGGTGGCCCTCCGCGTATCGCAGATGGTGTACCCGCGAAAAAGTGGCGAAGCTGGACAAGCACAACAAAGACGCCGTGCGGTATATTGGGATTGCTGCCGATGAGGCCTCTCGGATGACGTCGCTCAACTTAGCCGTCAAGGACGATTGCCGTTATCCGCTCGTTGACTGGGGCATGACGGAAGACGATTGCATGGCCTACTGTCGAGATCGCGGTTTCGACTGGGGCGGGCTCTACGACCACTTCCGGCGAGTGTCATGTTTCTGTTGCCCGCTTCAACCCCTTCGGGAGTTACGAACACTCAGGAAGCATTTTCCGGACCTCTGGGCACAGATGTTGGAGTGGGATGCAAACATGCCGGACCACAACCAGGGGTTCCACCATTACCAAACTGTCCGTGATTTAGAGAGGCGGTTCGCGAATGAAGACTTGCAGATGAAGTTCAGTTTCACGACGCGTGAACACTCAGAGGAAAGCTATGTGCCTGATAAGTAAACGGCGGCTCGTAGATAAACAACGCTGCGGAACATGCAAACACTGGCGGCCGGACGTCGAACACCCACAGGGCGACGATTACGGTCGGTGTGCTGATCCGGACCCATGTATTAAGTGGGACGACGAGACGCACGCGTGGCAATCGTGCGAGCATTGGGAGGAAATATGCAAATCAACCTAAACATGCAGAGCATCGAGGACTACTCAAAGTTTCTCGCGATTAAACGATTGCCGTCGTATCGGTTTGCCGGGAGGACTGCAATCGTGCCAGATGAATACGCGTCGCGAATCGGCGTGAGCAATATCGAGAAATGCGATACCGTAGACTGGACTCCGTCGCCGTTTCTGTTCGATTACCAGCGGGATATCGTTCGCACCGCCATCGAAAAGAGGAAGTACTGCGTGTTTGCTGATTGCGGGCTTGGCAAGACGCTCATTTTTCTGGAGTTTGCCCAGGCGGCTCATAACACATTGTGGACCAGCGGCGGCACGTTGATCGTATCGCCGTTGATGGTCATGTCGCAGACGATGGCGGAAGCGAAGCGATGGTATCCGCACATGAACATCAATCAAGTGCGTGCCGCCGACTTACAAGGCTGGCTCAACGATTGCGGTGGCCGCATAGGTATAACGAACTACGATGCCTTGACGCCGGAACTGACTCGCGGGCAACTAGGGGCGTTGATTCTCGATGAGTCGTCCATGCTCAAGAGTCACTACGGAAAGTGGGGACAAAAGCTCCTTGAGATGGGCCGCGGGCTAGAGTGGAAACTCGCATGCACCGGTACGCCGGCGCCGAACGACAGAATCGAGTACGCGAATCACGCTGTATTCATGGACGCCTTCCCGAATGTGAATTCGTTTCTCGCAAAGTTCTTCGTGAACCGCGGGCAGACGCAAGAGCGGTGGGTTCTAAAGCCTCACGCACTAGAGCCGTTTTACCGAGCGTTGTCTCACTGGTGCATCTTTCTCACGGACCCCGCGACATACGGTTGGAAGGACAACGCGGAAGGCATCCCGCCGATTCGGATTCACGAGCATCTGGTGCCGATGACCGACGAACAAAAGGAGCTTGTCTACGAGCAGACCGGTCAGCTCATCACGAATAAGATCGGCGGAATCACATCGCGATCTGTATTATCGCAAATTGCGAAAGGCAGCTATCGAGGAAAGCCAATTGAGACGCACAAACCGGCGTTTATCCGCAAACTCATCGAGTCGTGGCCGGATGAGTCGACCATTATTTGGTGCAAATACAACGCGGAGCAAGAGCGGCTGGCTGCCGAGATGCCGGATGCCGCCTCGATCACTGGGGCGACACCGCACGACAAACGGCTCGAACTGATCGACGCATTCAAGGCCGGCTCAATCAAGACCCTCATCTCGAAACCGAAAATACTCGGGTTCGGTCTCAATCTCCAGGTGGCGACCCGTCAGGTATTCTCCGCGTGTGACGACTCCTACGAAGAGTTCTACCAGGCGGTCAAGAGGTCGAACCGCATCGGCTCGACAAAGCCGCTCGACGTACATTTGCCAGTGACGGACATCGAGCGGATTCAAATGGAAAACGTACTCCGCAAAAAGGACATGATTCTCGCGGACACATTGGAACAAGAAAGGATATTTAAACGTGTATCAAAGTGACTTATGGACCCTTCACGAGGGGGATTGCATCCCGTTTATGCACGTTGCGGACCGAGCGTGCTTCGATATGGCCGTGTTCTCTCCACCGTTTCCGTCGCTCTATGCCTACACTTCGGAGGCTTGCGACATCGGCAACAGTGAGGAATTGCGTCATGAGGCGAAAATCCATCTGAGCTACTTCTATCGCGGACTGGCCCGAGTACTCAAGCCGGGTCGCGTTGCGATAGTCCATGTAATGCAAATCCCCCGCCTAAAGCGGAGTGGTGAAGTCGGGTTGCACGATTTTCGTGGGTTGAACATCCGGATCGGGGAACGTGCCGGGCTGGTCTACGAGTACGATTGGTGTGTCCGAAAGAATCCACAGGCACAGGCAATCCGCACGAAAAGCCGGGAGCTTCAGTTCGTTGGGCTGGAGAAGGACCGGGCAAAGTCTCGCGGCGCCCTGCCAGACTACTTGATTAAATTCCGGGCGCCGGGCGAGAATAAAACGCCGGTCGATTCCGCGGATCAAGTCAGCCGAAACAACTGGATTGACTGGGCCGAGTGCTGCTGGATGGACATTAAGGAAACCAACACGCTCAACGTCAAAGAAGGTCGCGGAGAAGACGACACGAAGCACATATGCCCATTGCAACTCGACGTCATTCGGCGGCTCGTGCGGTTGTACAGCAACCCAGGAGAGGTGGTATTTTCCCCATTCACCGGCATCGGCTCAGAGGGCTATGTGGCGATCCAGGAGGGTCGCCGATTCGTGGGATGCGAGATAAAACCGGAATACATCGAGGCCGCATGCAAAAACCTGGAGCGGGCCGAGGCGACGACGACGGATCAACTGACGCTGTTTTAGGAATGGAAACGAAAAGGAACTGAAATGAAAATTATCACAGGAAAACGAAAGAGACCACGCCGTATTCTGCTTTACGGAACGCATGGGATCGGGAAGTCGTCGTGGGCGGCGAAATCGCCTAGTCCGCTGTTTCTCCAGACAGAGAGTGGACTGGACGACATCGGAGCGGATCGAACTCCACTGCTCACGCAGTTCTCGGATGTTCCACGCGGCGGAGAGCGAGATCAGTCCGTTGAATATTGGCTGAACTGCCTGATGCACGAAGAGCATGAGTACAAGACGGTCGTGATCGACACCCTCGATTGGTGCGAACGACTAATTTGGCAAGAGGTGGCAAACGACAATGGAGTTGAAGTCGTTGGTGACATCGGATACGGGAAGGGCTATCAGCTTACGCTCACGCATTGGAACCGGTTGCTTGATACACTCGATACGCTACTTGAAAAGCGGGGCATCGGAATCATTCTGCTGGCGCACTCAAAAGACGTAAGGGTTGAGCCACCTGATGGCGACACGTACACGCGATACGAGCCTGATCTTTACAAGAATGTTGCACCGCTACTGCAAGAGTGGTGCGATGAGGTCCTGTTCGCCAATTATGAAGTCAATCAGATCGCCAAAGACGAAGGATTCAATCGGACCAGACATATCGCGATTGGCGGTGAACGAGTCGTCTACACGCGAGAGATGCCGGCTCATCTCGCAAAACGCAGAATCGATATGCCGGATAAAATTGCCTTGGAGTGGAACACCTATGCCGGATACGTGAAGGCGGCCTACGCTGGCGCGGAACCTGGCAACATCAACGGAATTGTCAAGGACGGTTCTTCGAAACCCCAAAAGAAAGAGAGTGAGTAATGGTAGAGTTAAATTTCAACGCGAATGAACATGAGCCGCAATCCTTTGACGTACTTCCGCCGGGCGAGTATGAAGTATGCATCACTGGCTCTCAGATGAAACCGACGAAAACTGGCGGCGAAATGCTGGAGCTGACGCTTCAGATTCTGAGCGGCGAATACCAGAATCGAAAATTGTGGGATCGCCTAAACCTGGTCAACTCGAATCCCGAGGCCGTGAAGATTGCAAATGGGACCCTGTCGTCCATTTGCCGTGCGGTCGGTGTGCTCACGCCAAAGGATTCCTCAGAGCTGCACAATAAGCCGCTCATTGCGAAAATCGCCATCCAGAAGGCGACGGAGAAGTATGACGAGTCGAACAAAGTGAAGGCGTACAAACCGCGCGAGCCGGTGAACGAGCGGACGCAACCGGACGCGATGCAACCGGCCGGAGACAGTGAGCCTGATTGGGGTTAGACCGTGGAGCTGCGAACGTATCAACGCGAAGCGGTCGATGCGGTCTGGTCGCACCTCTGCTATCAGCCGGGTAATCCAGTGGTCCACCTGCCGACAGGAAGCGGTAAGAGCCTAGTGATTGCTCGGCTGGCAGAGGAGGCGGTTCAGAAAGGCGGGAGGGTGATTGTCACGGCGCATCGCAAAGAGCTATTAGAGCAGAACGCCGACAAAATCCAGCGACTTGCGCCATCGGTCGATATTGGCCTCTACTCAGCCGGGCTGAACGCGAGGGACACTGACCATCCGGTGGTGGTCGCCGGCATTCAATCCGTGTTTAAGCGGTCCGCCGAATTCGGCAAGCGGAATCTCGTGATTATCGACGAGGCACACTTAGTGCCATCAGACGGTGACGGGATGTACCAACAGTTCATTGCTGGACTGCGAGAAACGAATTCCAAGGTTCGTCTGACCGGCATGACGGCAACACCATACCGACTCGACTCTGGACCGATATGCCGGCCTGATGGAATCTTCCAACGAATCTGCTATTCGGCTCCGATTCGCGAGCTAATCGACGCGGGATACCTGACGCGGCTCGTGACGTCGCCGGTGGAGCATTCCGTCGACACGAGCGGGCTGCGCGTGCGTGGCGGAGAGTTTGTCCTACGCGACATGCAGGTAGCCTTTTCCGGGACGGACGTCACGGAGGTTGCGTGTCGTGAAATCATTGAGAAGACACGAGACAGAAAGTCGGTACTTGTATTCTGCTCTGGGATCGAGCACGCGGACCGAGCTGCCGAGACGCTCGAAAGGATAACCGGAGAAGCGGTCGAAGTCGTCACTGGCGACACACCACCTCTCATGCGTGCGAGTGCGCTGGAGCGGTTTGCGAAACGGAAACTCCGATTCCTCGTGAACTGCGATGTGCTAACAACCGGGTTCGATTCTCCATGTATAGATGCGATTGCGGTTCTTAGAGCAACTCAATCTCCTGGATTGTTCGCTCAAATCTGCGGACGAGGGTTTCGGGTCTACCAGGAAAAGGAAGACTGTCTAGTCCTCGACTTCGGCGAGAACATCGACCGTCATGGGCCACTCGACTCGCCGGAGTACGGTCGATGCGGCAAAACTGGCGGCGTGACTGGCGAAGCTCCGATGAAGGAGTGCCCCAACTGCAAGGAGTTGGTTTTAGCCGGTTCGCGGGAGTGCGAGTGCGGGTTTATTTTTCCGCC